ATTTGTTGTTGACCTGCAGCAATTGCTCTATCAGCGGCCGCATCTATAGAAGTCACCGAGCCTAAAGTTGGGCCCCTTCCAGTCAAAGCCTGCATAGTGTCTGCCTGAGCTACACCCCTTGAAAGTGCACCAAGTTCTTGTGTTTCTGCTTCTTGAGCGGCTTGTTTTAAAAGAGGAGCATACTTTTGATTAAAGTAGTCTTTTTCAGCTTTGGCTGTTTCAGATAAAAACTGCTCTTGCTCTCCAGCTTTAAACTCTTTTGCTTTTGGTTTACCACTCATACTTCTTTTTTATATATGTAGCTTGTTAATTCAAAACCGTACTTGGTTGCTACTCTTTCCCAACCCGGCCTACTTGTGTGAAACTCAATAGCTTCAATGTTTTTATTATACGCTAGTTTGTCTAAAAATTTAAAACCAACTTCAGTATAATTGTACTCTGGTTTTTGGTAACTTGCCCAAACAAAAAGGTTTTCTTTCCCGTTAGTGTCTTGAACAATAGAAGTTACTATAAAGCCAACGTAGTTATCACTATCGTAAAACATAAACAGGTCTGCCTGTCTGTTTAACAAAGCTACATAAACGTCAGCAGGAATCCAATCAGAGTAACTTTTACGTCTAATTCTTTTTAAATCGTATTCTATTAATTGATAGGCAGTTTTGACATCTTGGACAGGAATCTGCTCAATCCCAACTCCATCAATAGTCAATCTCTCTACCATAACGCTTGTACCTTTTTCTTGGAGTTAAACCTACTCCTTTGTATTTAACAAGACGCCTTACTCCTAAGTCGCCACCTCTAGCCCTTAGTTCTGCTTGTTTAACTTCTTCATTAAAAAGACTTAAATAATCTCTAGCAGCATTTGGGTCACTCCACTCTCTGCTTGGTATTCTTAATAAACGATATAAAGTGCCATAGATGATGCCATCTCTATAGTCATTAGAAAAAGCAGTGTCAATATTGTTTGATGTTCTTGATGGTTTTAGAGCTACGCTGAGTTGAATAGCATTGGTCTTAGTACTATTTGGTACGGGAACTAACCAAAAAGTATCTTTGTTTTTCTGTAGGTAAACTTGAGGAATGCTAGATTTATCACGCCAGTCTGGGTAGTTTAACTCTAAACTTCTTGGGCTTATAGGGTCTAAGTCTTCACCTTCGTGTGTTGCCCAAAGTATTTGATGGACATCGGTACCAGTAGGTTGGTCAAAGTCATATTCGTAAACACCACTAATTGCTGTAATAGGGTCAAGATCAAACACATATGCTTTTGACTTTTCACATAGTTCAATAGTGGCAGAACGAAGATTAGACTCAACTAAAGAGTCAGGGCAAGTAGGGACATACGGTAAGATTTCTTTTACTATAGAATTAAAACTTGCCATATATCACTCCTCTTAAGGCGCGATTACTTTATTGCCTGCATAGTCAAGATTTGGATTAACTATGTTTTGCGCCTGTGACCCTTGTCCTATACTGTTAGTAAATAGTTGGTAATGTGTTCCAGCCCTTTGAGCATTTCCAGCATACTCTGAATCTTTCTGATAAGCTCTATATAAAACAAAATCAACAATTGCGTTTGCAAAGATATCATCAACATCGATAGTGTCAGAAGTTGCACTTAAGTCTGTTGGAGCTTTAGAGTATACAACTTCAACATACCCATTCGAACCAGAAGCAACCCCAGGATAAACAAAAAACTGTCTTGGGTTATCAGGGTCAAACGCATAATGTTTAACTACAGCCCCATGCGCGGCTTCTCCTGTAACACTAGGGTCGTGCCAATCAGGGTTTTGTGTATTTAAAATATCAACGTCAACAATTCTAATGGCTCTTTTACCTGTACCACCAGAAGACGCGGACATGTTTCTTGTGACTTTTATTAAACGTAAACCTGCAGAAGGCAGGTCTTGTAAAGTACCGGTTGCTAAAGTAACAGTAGTTGTTGTTGCTGAAGCTTCTGGTCGAAAATTTACGATTTCTCTTTGTGCATCGTTTATATATCTAAGTAATTCGGCTTCAGGCCAACGTACAGAAGTTGTATCTTGTAAAGTATCTTGAATTCTATCTATTAAATTTGCACCAGTAAGTGTTCCCATTTTTTATTTTCTCTTTTTAGCGGGTGATTTTTTCTTTTTCACCACAGGTTTTTCCTCAACCTTTGGTTCGATGTATTCTTTACAACCTTCCTGTAAACAAAGTAATCCGATATTTTTTCCTACTGTCTTTGGTTCTCCTGCTTTAAGTCTTACAGCAGCTCCCCAAGTCGTTGAAATATATCTATCTTTATCTGAAATTATTACCATTACTACTCCTTGTTAAAAGTGGGTAGCCCCGAAAGGCTACCCGATTAATATATCACAATTAATATGCAACATCTAATCTAATAACACCAAAGTCTTCAACTGAACCGTTATAGTCAGATTGATACTTAGGCTTCTTAAGACCGAAGATTTTGCCAATTGAAATACCGTTTTGGTTTCCGTAGTCGAATGTATCTTCAACTATTTCTGGAAGACCAATATCAGCCATTGCTAAAGCTTGTGCTCCTGCAAAAATACATGCAGAACCATTAACATCAGCATCAGCACCCCACTTGTAACCAGCATCGCCGGCTTCAGCTGAAGTACCTGTTGTAGCATTAGCTGTGTTGAATACGTGTCTGAACTCATGGATCATAACACCATCAACCATTAGGCTTGATGAACCTGAGAACAACTGGTTTTGTGGTCCTCTGATTCCAGCATTTCTTACATTAGCTAAAAAGTCTGAGTCTAATTTTAGATCAGCCATAACTTGTGGAGTAACAAACAGATGGAACATCTCTTCATTACCGGAACTTCTAATTCCTCTAATATAGTTATCTTTAGCATAAGCTTTTAGAGCGACAATTGTGTCGTAACCAATAGTATCTGCAGCTTCTACAGCTGTTACGTCTCCAGCTACTAGACCTGAAGATGCATCCCATCTTCTATGTCTATTTGAAGTTGGAGCAGTTACATCACTACTGAAAGATAGGTCGCCTAAGTTTTGTCCTGAAGATAGGACAGACCTTAAAGCACCGCTATTTTTCACAGTGTAGTCAATACCTGCTAGTGTTAAAAACGCTAGTTGGTCAATTCTATCAGCCATTGCGTATGCAAGAGCATCTCTAGAATGTTCTCTAAAATTCACAACTGATTTTTGATCAGCTAATCTACCTGCTAGTCTGTTAGCAAATCTTAGTTGATCCAGTTGGACAACGATATCATATGCTCTTAATGCTTCTTCATTACCTTCAAGAGTGTTATCACCAACAACACCATCTCCTGACATATCTGCTAAAAGAGTTAAAACTGCTCTCGCACCTTTTTCGGATTGAGTAAGTTCAGTAATTCTCTGAACCATTGCGTTTGAACCGCTTCCTGCAAATTGGTTAATGAAGGACATGTTTCGAGCAACACGCCAAAAATCTCTTGACCAGATTGTTAATTGTTCACTGGTCAAAGATGAAAAATTTGTGTTAGCCATTTAAGCCTCCAATAATTTACAAAAAAAGTTTAACCAGTCGACTTTTTGGGGCAACTGTTTCTCCCGTGTACCCTTTATCGTTGGGAAACGTTTTCGTAAGTTAACGAGAACGACCTCGAACAGATTTACGCCGTGTTAGGCTACAACGCTTTTTTACCTCAGCGACTAGGGCTACATATCGTAGTAGCACACGAACTTTTTAATGATAACTTATAGTTTAACTAAAGTCACCACGTAACCGCTTTAAAGTCTCGGCAGGAAGAGCACCAAATTCTTTCTCAGATAATTTATGAATATCAATTTTATCTGAAGACTTAGCACTTTCTCCTCTCATTTGAGGTGGCTGAGACTCAGCTGCTTGTATTTTTTGTTCTACTTTTACTTTTTGTTGTTTTTGTTGAACTTCTTTTACTTCAGAAGACGCTTCAACAGGTTTTTCTTGTAAAAGAGTTGGTTTTTGTTGTAAAAGAGTTAGATTTACTGCTTTTTCAAGAGCATCTGGGCCTTCATAGCCTTGGATCATAAAGGCATCCCGCAACTCTAACGCATCTTTTAGCAAATCTGGGTCATGTTCGGCACTATTTATGTCAAAAATAGGGAATTTTTGCTCAAGTTCAGTCGCTTTTACTTGTAAAGCTTGTTGTTCTTGGCTTTGTTGTACTGTTTGGCCCATTTGTTGTTGTACTTCAAACATAAATTGGTCTTTTTCAGCCTGTCTTATTTCATTTCTAAGTGCAACAGCTTTTTCAGACTCGCCATCAAGCACAAACTGCTGATATTCGGCTTCTTTTGCCGCAAAATCGTAGTTTGGCGCTTCTTTTTGGACTTCTTGTTTTGCTTTTTGCATTTCTTCTAATTGTTTTTGTAGTGCTTTTTGTTTAGCAAGCACTTCATCAAGTCTAGATTTTGGCACCATAGGTGCTTTTTGTTCTACTTCTGCAACTTCTTCAACAGGTTGTTGTACATCTGGTTGTGAATCTGCTTCATTTTCTGTAGCCACGACTTCTTCGCTTGGATTTTCTCCATCTTCACTTCCTTTTGCTTCTGTTTCCTCTTCAACTTTTTCCTGAAGTTCTTCTGGAGTTGTTGTGAGTTCGGATGTTTCGGTTTCTTCAATTTCTTGCTCCTTTGGAAATTCGACTTCTTCGGTTTCTACTGCATCTTCAAAGTTTAAATCTACTTGAAAAGACTCAGCATCTTCTTCACTTATTGGGTCTGCCCCCGGCACTCCGTCTAAGATTATTTCGTTTACTTCTTCAGCTTTTGCTGCTTTTTTCTTTCTTGCCATTTTTAACCTCCTATTTGGACATTGGCTTCATTGCTGCGGCAGCTAGTTTAGCAGCTGCGGCAGTGTCACTTTGATTCTTACGCATATCATTTGTTATCGATGACAAACGCTCACGTAAATCAAGTTCTTCACGTTTTGTCTGTAGTTTACTTTGTAATTCTGCAATTTTCAATTGTGGGTCCATTTGTGCACCCTCAGCTTTTGCCATATTAAGTTGAGTTTCTGACTGAAGTCTAGCAACTTCTGCTTCCAGTTTTGCCACTTCAAGTTGTGCACTTTGAATTTGAGCTTGTTGCTGAAATTGAAGTAGTTCTGCTTGTTCAGGTGTAGGTGGTTCCATACCTTGCATTTGTCTAATACGTTGTGCAACATCTGCTTTTCTTGCTAGGTGTGAATACTCAACAATTAAATCATCTGGAATTGGGACACCAGCTCTTCGAAGTTCAATAGCTTCAGCAAACTGCACTTCATCGAAGCTATCTCTAGCTGGCATAGTGTCAACTACTACATCGTACTCACCTAAAGTTAAGTCATTAACAATTCTACCTTCTGGTGTCATTTGGTTTACAACTAAAGGTACACTTGGTTTGTACGGATCAGACTCATCCGTTATTTGTACAATTCTTTCTTCGGTATAGTATTGTTGTACAAGTTCTAATATTTTTTCTGCTAGATACTGTCTAGTTTTTGCTAAGTTATCTAAAGGTACTTGAATCATCAAAATACCTCTGTTTTGTTTAGCTTGAATAGCAATACCAGAAACTTCTGGAGAATCGGTCCCTAACATAGCATCAGAAACCCCACTTATTTGTTTTATGTTAGCTGCTGCTTTTTGCCCTATACGATCAAGGCCGGTGGGAATCTGGTTAGGGGGGATTTTCCCAGGGGGAGTGGAACCTCGATTGTATTCGAGAACTAAACCAGTTTCCGCACCATGCTCTTCTAAATCATCTGCCGTCATACCTGATAAAGAACCTGACTCTACAATCCAGCCGGAGTTAGCTGTGGTGTTAACAATGTGTAACTCTTGTGATGAAATTTTATTTAATTGCTCTTGTGGTGATAATAAGTTTCTTACCATGCCGAATGGTTTACCTCTTCTGAAGTAAGGGAAGTAAGGCACTAAGGTGAAATGTTTGTAAGGCGACCAATCATCAAAAAGTACTACTGTGTCAGCTGTGACTGTCCAACGTACCTTTCGGACTTTTTTAGTTACTATATGTAGGCCAAAGTCATCGGCAAAAGATTCTCTTTTCTTTTTACCCCAGTCATAAGGTACTTCTCTTTCATCACCTGTTACTGGGTCAACATAAAACATACAATCTTTTAATCTGTAGTATTGTCTTTCTACCACTCGGATTGATCTAACTTCTCGCGCTTCATCTGGATTCTGTGGGTAATCACTGGCGTACTCACCAGAATAAGTATCGCCATACCTTTCTTCTTCATACTCAATAGAATCTGAACCTAGTGTGGACCCAACTTCCGCAATAGTTCTTAATTTATCTGCTTTACCTTGACCATATTGTTCTTCAATCTGATTAATACTCATCCACTTGGTTTCAAAAATTTCGTTCCAACTTCTTGGGTCGTACTCTTTGGCATCTGGATCAATAAGAATATCGAGCGGGTCTTTTGGAGTAATGCGAATTTCGCCCATAATGTTGTCAGAAAAATCAACACGAACATCGAACCAACCTCTATCTTGAATTAAACCATCTGAAAAAACTTGGGACTCAACCCATTCAAGTTTATTGTTATCTGAAATTTGTAAATACAATTTAGTTAAAACGTCAGCAACTTCCTGCATACCACGGCCACGTGGTTTGAACTTAACACTGGCTCTTCGAGTACTTTGTTCACCAATAACCGTATTGATGGTTGGTAAAATGGTGTTGATTGTTAAAGCAGGTCGACCTTGGTCATCTAAGGCTGCAACGTCGGCCGCGTCCCACTGTTCTCCCCTATAGTAGGCATCGCATTGTTTTGCGATATCTATGTAATCGGTATGCCCATTATCTCGAGCTCGAGTGTAAGCATCCCATTGTGATTTAGCCAGAGCTGCCTCTTCAGCAGCATTCATATTCTTTTTTGGTTTTTTATGTATAGCCATTAAGCACTCATCGAAGATTTACGCTTCGTTCCTTTCGTTAAATATTTTAGCCTATCTCTCCAAGAAGGTATATGCTCAGGTGCTTCATAGAATGTACTAAATTCTGTCATCATTAATCCTATCCAAGCCAACGCGTCAACTTGGTCATCGTGAGTCCCATTTGGAAAGCGTAATAATTCCGCAACTAGAGGGCCAGTCCAGACTGCGTTTTTTGGCAAGTATACCATACCTTGTTGCATTCTACCCTGGATTGCACGAGCTCTTGCTTCTTTATCACGTCTTCCTACCTTTAAGTCTTTAAAATAGGCCTCGTTTAATCTTCGTTCTCTCGTTCTTTTTTCTAAGAAGGGCCCTAGTGCCATTTCAATATGACCTTTCTCAATTCCTACTATACCAGGTCGCCATTGTTCATACAAATCTAAAATACGTTCTACCAATTCAAATCCGTCATACTTACCTCGAACAACATCGACCACGAACAACTGATCGTACTCATCGACCCCCACAACAATGCCAACGGAATAGTCGTTACGGTCTCGTTGACCAATAGCCAAGTCCCACGCACAGTAGTACCGAAGTTTATCAAAATCAACTTCATCGTCTTCGTAGTAGCGCACCATGTCCCGGGAAAAATAATCCCCTTCATCGGACACGGGATTTTGTTGATACAACGCCGTCCAGTCGCGCGGCCCAATAGCTTTTCGTATTTGATCGAGCGCAGGTAAGTCGTAACGCTCTTCGTGCAAAGGGTCGCCTTCTTGTCTAAACTCTTCATCGTGTTCGGCAATAGCTGGGTACTTTACAACTTCCCATTGGTCGGCGCCTTCTTCAGCAA